CTATACATCACAAAGTGCGGCTATATCACAGCTGTCAGGCAGTGTTGTAACAACAAATATGCAAGATTTTTTAAATCTAAAAACAAATTTAATTAGTGGATTTGACGAATTTGAAAAATATTTATATTATGAATCAAGCTCTAATTTAACTACATATTCAAACTCGAGTGAAACATTTAATGTTGGTAGTTTAACTGGCAGTTATATTACACCGGTGCCTAAAACCAATTTATATCAACCATATACATTAGCCTCGCTATCTAGCAATAGTTTTAAAAATTGGTATGACTCATTATATGCAACAGCTTCTTTATATGATACATTAAATATACAATCATTACAATATAATATACCTGAACATTTACGCGTAACTTCTACTTCTATAGATTTAGTCACATTTACGAACATGTTAGGACAACATTATGATATAATTTATACGTATATACATAACATGTCTCGTATAAATAAACGAGAAGAAAATCCTAAATTAGGGATGCCAAATGAATTATTATATTCAGTAGCTAAACAATTTGGATGGTCATTAACTGACGGACAGCAAGGTCAAGATTTATGGCAATATGTACTAGGCACGTCAAAAACCGGCACATCATTAACTGGATCAAATACAGTAGGAGATCCATCAGTACCAGGACGCGAAATGACGTATGCTGTTTGGCGTAGAATCGTAAATAATTTGCCATTACTTTTAAAATCAAAAGGCACGAAGCGAAGTGTACAAGCATTATTATCATGTTATGGAATACCACAATCATTTATTAGTATTAATGAATATGGCGGACCTAGAATAGACAGAGCACCTGTATACGAAAAATTAAATTTTGATTATGCATTAGATTTAAGTGGTAGTAGTTCTGGAACGGTGAAAGTAGATTATTCGCAGTCAATTAATACTGTAGAATTAAGATTCCGTACGGCTGATGTTGTTAAATATCCAACAATGCCTAGTACAATGAATTTATTTACTATAGGTTCAAATACCGTTACGTTAGATTATACTAGTGGTACTAAAGGTACTATGAAAATTAATGGTACTGGTTCTGCAAATATTGAATTATTTGATGGAGGCTGGTTAACTACGATGTTAAAAACAAATGGTACTAATTTAGATTTGATAACTAAAAAATCAAAATATGGTAAAATTGTAGCAGCCGTGTCAGCATCAGCTACAGCATCATTTGCTGTTTCTGCATCATTAACATTAGGAAGTACATCTGCAGGTGCTAGCAGATTTCTTGGTCAATTACAAGAATTAAGATTTTGGTCATCTAGTTTATTAGAGTCTACATTTAATAATCACGTAAAAGCACCAGCAGCATACAATGGAAATGTTGATTCATATAATGAATTAGTATTTAGATTACCATTAACACAAAAAATTAATCATACATTAACATCTAGTTTAAGTAGTTACCAACCTAACGTATCTGCAATATCAGCATCATTTACTGGTTGGTCTTCTATTCCATATGATTCAATTGAAGAAATATATTATTATGACGCTCCGTCTTTAGGTGCTGGTACTTTTGATGACAATAAAATACGATTACAAGATAATGAATTAGTTGGAACGTTAGATGTAAAAACTAGAGCTGAACGCAGTCAATTTGATAAAGCTCCATTAGATAGTAAAAAATTAGGAGTATATTTTTCTCCACAAACAATGATTGATGAAGATATAATTGCACAATTAGGATTTGTTGAATTAGATCAATATATTGGCGATCCTGGTAGTGTCAACTCAAATTCATATCCAGGCCTGGTGCAAGCTGCTCAGTCTTATTGGAAAAAATATTCAAATAAAAATGATATCAATGCATATATTAACATGTTTTCATTGTTTGATTTATCGTTTTTTAAACAATTAGAACAATTACTTCCAGCCCGAGCCAATAAATTGACGGGTATATTAATTCAACCAAATATTTTAGAACGTAGTAAAGATACAATTCTTCCAAAAATACAACGATTTGATAATTCATATACATGTACGATTGATAATGTTGCGCCAACCGCTTCTGGTGCGTATATAACATATTTAGGTGATATATCCGGAAAAATCTTGGAAATTTCTGCAGAGGATGACGATCAATTAATTGGATATTTAACATCATCTATTTATAAAAAATATGCCGGCACAACGTATATAAACAAGTACTTAATACGATCAGCTAGTACTTACATAACAGCGTCTACACCATATTGGATGAGTGAAGCTGTTATGCCTGTTTATATAAACGGAGTATATTCAAACATTAAATTGTTAGCATTTAATACTACATATGTTACAGGATCGTCGATTATTAATAGATGGACAGGCAGCCAAGTTGATGTACAAGATTATTTGCCAACAGGAATTGATAATCACCGATATGCTGGCTCAAAATTAACTGGACCTGCATTTAATATAAACTCAACGCAAACAATAGATGGAGGCCCGGTTGTAGAATGGAGATCTGCTAATCCAAATCAATTAATTTATCAACCAAAAGATGTAAAAGGAAGTTTTAAACTAATTTAACATCAAAATCAAAAACATGTATATTTATATAAAATAAGGTTAAAACATTATGGGATACTTAGATAATTCAAGCGTAACCGTCGACGCAATATTAACATTAAAAGGACGTGAACTTTTAGCTAAAGGTGGAAATGCATTTAGCATTACTCAATTTGCAGTGGGAGATGATGAAATTGATTATTCATTATGGAATTCAGATCATCCACTCGGAACTTCTTATTATGGCACTATTATAGAAAATATGCCTATAACAGAAGCAGTGCCAGACGAAACTCAGGCATTAAAATATAAATTAATCACGTTACCAAAACAAACAACTAATATACCGGTTATTAATGTTGGTAATACATCGATAACTTTAGCTGCGCCAGGAAATAGTTCTATTATTTCTCCAAACACAAGCAATTTCCAAGGAGGAAATGCTACATTGGGATATACAGCAATATTATCTGATTCAACTGTAGCTGATATACAAGTAACTAGAGCGTTACAAAACTCAGTTCTTCCAACTGCCCCTAGATTTATTGGAGACAATGAAGATGCACAAAGTGTAGCAGTAGCAGGATTTGAATTCCGTGTTGTTGCAAAAGCTCAAATGAGGGAAGATAAAACGGCAACAGTTACTATTATTGCAAATGAAACAGGTGGAAGTGTTACACTTAACTTAACAGTTAAAAAAGTAACGACTGCAACTCAGTAAATAGAAATAAAAATATGAATATATCAATGAACATGAATGAGTTTGTTAAAACATTAAAACAACAATCTCGACAAGGTGGAGTTCCAATATTGAATCAACGAGTTGGTGCGCCGGCTACTAGTGCACCACAAGTTTCTGCAACACAAGTTGCTGCTACAACACAAGTTGCTGCAAATTCTGCGCAATTGCAGGCTGCTGCTAATTCATCAATACAACAATTGGCTACTACTTTAGCTAATCAGATGGTTGCGGAAATGCAGCAGACACAGATTTTAGCTCGTAATGGTAGAACATATACAAGATTTGATGCTGTAACTGATATAATTGCAAATCAAACAGAAATTGTTACAGCTGGTCTATGGAGTTCTAATTTAGCAAGTTTAACAACTTATTTTACTGCATCAGGACAAACTGAATCACAACGAAGATATTATGTTGATGTATATCAAGCTTCGCCATCAGCTGACACAGCAGCAGTACAATATTCATTAGCATATGGTCATGCCCTAGGCAGCGGATCTGATTCACAAGGTCAATTAAATGATTCTCCGACTAAAGCTATATATTCACAATACAGACAATTATTATTAGCTCCATCTGATACTAGATTTACAACCGATGGATCTGGTAGTACTGATTCTATATATGTAATTAATTTTAAACGTAGCCGATTAAAAGAACGTTTAGATCCGGGTAATTTTCAAATTCCATTAGTAGCAATATCAAGTAGAGCTGCAAATGCAACAGGATCTGTAGTTACTGGATCCGGTATTATTACATTGATTGATGATTCGTCAATAGCTCCCAAGAAAATAGGGGAGTCAGGTCGAGTTTATAACATTGTTTCTGGATCAATAAGTTCTGGAGTTTATACGCCATCGACACCTGTGTATTATGGATTAGCATATCCAGATTATGGAACACTGATACTAGATGGAAAAATGTTGGATGGTAAATTAGGATTTGCAACTAATACTAGTTCTAGTAACGAAGGAAATAATCATTTTGTATTGCATCATTCAATTTCCGGATCTGCATTTTTTACGGATGCAGCAGGCGATAAGTATGGATTTGTAGCAAGAAATTCTGAAAAAGTTACTAGTACACATTATTTTGTAAGAATTAAAAATGCAGAATATAATTTTTCAAATAACCCATCTTTCACTACCGGTAGTGTAGG